GAAAACGAAGCGATGAACCAGGGCCTACGGATATTTAGCCATCACGTGGGTCGAGAGCGTAAATACGATATTTGTTTGGGGAATAGTTCGAGGGAAAAGATAGTTTGGGTCATGGTCACCTTAAACTGGCGAGAAGAAGACATGGCCTCTGCCTTAGGTATTACAGTCCGCCAAATAAGAAGAATCAAGCAGCGCATCGTCTCGTAGATGTCCCATAGCATTTCTCACCTAACTCCTTTCTTATCTAGCACTTACACAAACCAACTTAGTCAAAATGTCCCCTTTTATATATATGTGAGAAACCATACATGGACATCGACGAAGAACAACTCATTGAAACTGACCCTGAATTTGCCGATATACGAGTAGCTCGTTGGCATAGCTGGTATATGAGATTCATCCACAAAGTAAACAGGTGTACGTTGCCGCTAGAGGACGGGCCTAAGAAATAAAAGCGATGCTTTACAAAAATAATAAACCATCACCAGATCAAGAAGCGCTGTATTGGGAACGCCAAGACGGTGAATGGTCAGTTGAGGCGGATATACGGTTTGAGAAACATTTAAAACGGTTAGCCGATCCGCAAATAAGAATCAAGACACTGAAATATGGGTATAGATCAACTCCGGAGAGCATCAACCACAAGTTATGTCAGTCAAAAACGGCTTGAGTTTACTGGGGCGATCTCACTAAAAAAACGCCAAGTCTGTCATAAGGACAGCGCCAACGGGGACGCATAGACGAGATAAAACCCGGCTAAAACCTGTCTACCCCAACCAGATGCTGAGGACTTTGAGCGTCCAAGGGTTAAGAAACCAAAAGGCTCTATCGAATCAGTTTTTTACTATCTGGGGATAGAGAGTTTAAGCCGGGGACTAATTAATAGAGATTAAATATGCCAGCAGGAAGACCAACAGACTACAACGAAGAAATAGCGACGCAGATATGTGACCGAATTATTGAGGGTGAAAGTTTGCGCTCTATAACTCGTGATCCTGCAATGCCTTCGATTAAGACTGTTTATTCATGGATTGCTAAGTACCCAGAATTTCTAAAGCAGTATGAAAAAGCCAAAGAAGATCAGATTGATACTTTGGCCGACGAGATGATTGACATTGCAGTGACACAGGATGATGTGCAGCGGGCTAGATTGCAGATTGACACTCGTAAATGGATCGCCGAGAGAATGAAGCCAAAGAAGTACGGTCCAAAACAGGATCTAAATCTGGGTGGTCAGGCTGACAATCCAATACAGATAGTAAACTTCGCTGATGTTAATTCCAGTCAAACGATTTCTTGACGGTATGCACAAGTGGCAGCTTGAGGTCTTAAAGGACTTTGATGCTAAAGCCGCTAGGTTCTTTCTTATCAACTGGCACCGACGGGCGAGAAAGACAACTCTTGCGATTAACGCTCTGATTAAAGAGTGCTGCAAGAATCCAAACTCACGATACGGATACATCACATCGACGTTTAAAGCCGCTAAGAACATCGTTTGGATTGATCCAAATATGCTCAAGGCTTACTTGCCGATGGAGTTCATAGACAAGATCAACGAGTCGGAACTCTATGTGAGATTTAAAAACGGGTCGATTCTATCCATTCATGGAGCGGATCAACCAGATAGTATCCGTGGGATTGACTTTAAAGGCGTTGTTCTCGACGAGTGGGCTTTATGTAAGGTCATGTTATGGGATGAGATTCTAAGACCCATCATTACCCAGGATGCTAACCGATGGGCGATGTTTCTGTTTACGCCAAAGGGCAAGAATCATGCCTATCAGAGCGTTGTGAAAGCCAAGAACTCGCCTGAGTGGAAGGTCTACACACTGAAGTCAAGCGAGAGCGGCATTATCCCACCTGCAGAACTTGAGAAAGCCAAGCAAGAGTTGCCACAACGGGTGTTTGCTCAAGAGATGGAATGCGAGTTTAACGACGATGCTTCCAGCTTGTTTAGAGGGATCACTAATTGTATAGCAGGCAGCTTTGAGCAGCCGATAGCTGGCAGGTCGTACATTACTGGCGTTGACCTGGCCAAGTACGAGGACTACACGGTCATTATTACGATGTGCCGAGAAACTAAACACGTCGTTAGTTTCCAAAGATTTAACCAGATCGATTGGAACTTACAAAAAGAAAAGATCATCGCTGAGTGTATGAAGTACAACTCTCAGCTTTGCATAGATGCTACGGGTGTAGGTGACCCGATAGTTGAAGATTTAAAGCGAGCAGGATTAAGCATCCCAGAAAACGGGATGATCAAGCTGACCAATGAAAGCAAGAAGTCGATCATTGATCGGTTGATAGTCGCAGTAGAACAAAGACTCATTACATTTCCAAGAATCGAATCACTGATAGACGAGTTAGGCGCATTTAGCTGTGAACTGACAGCGGCGGGAAACATTAGATATTCAGCGCCTGAAGGTATCCACGACGACTGTGTAATTGCCTTAGCACTAACAGTTCACGGACTTAGAAACTTCTTATATTCGGATATGTCACGGTCTAATCGGCCTCGACAGAATCTGATCACGGCAGGGGCGTATTAATGAAAATAAAAATGAGTGATGAAGAGTTAGTTGATTACGTTGTCACGGCCAGGAATAGAGGCAAATCTTTCAGAGACAACTTTCAAGAAGATGTTGATAAATGTGTTGAGAATTACAACTGTACGCATCCTAGCGAGTGGAGCAAGAAGGAAGACTGGCAGTCTAAGATATTCATTCCTTTAGCTTATAAGAACGTCGAAGTCGGGTCAGCCATGATGGCTAAGATGTTGATTGCACAGAAGGACTTCTTTGAGATTTCAGGCTTTGATCCCGAGGAGAACGACCTTAGAGAAGCTTTAGCAGAGTTTGTTGTTCATGTCTTACAAAAGGGTAATTACTACAACATCGTTGCTCTTGCGCTTAAAGAAGCCAGCATTGCGTCTACATGTTTCATTAAAACTGTTGACGTCTCTAAAGACAAAAACGATTTCACTTTAAACTTTATCCCACGAACTTTCCACGATGTTGTTATTGATCCTTCCGTTTCGTTTTATTGGACAAACTCACGGTTTGTCGTCGACGAGTACGAAAAAGACATAGCCGACATTATTAGCAACCCAATTTATAACTACGGCAAGAAGTACTTTGAAGACATAAAGGGTCACACCTCCGAATCAAAATCTATCGCAGGCCAGAACAGAGACACGTTAGAGAACATTTCAGAAGCAGGTGCTGACGCTACGTATAAGCCTCACAGCGTCATTGAGTTTCACGGGAAGGTCAAAGATCCAGAGACTCAAGAAGACGTTGAGATGGTTTTAACTGTTTGCGATGAGAGATGGCTTATCCGCAAAGAAGAGGTTGACGAAACTGAACGAGCTTACGACGTCATCAGAGTTAACCCAATTCCTAAACAGTTCTACGGTGCTGGATTAGTCCGTCGAGACAACGACATTCAGACATTGGCAAACGGTGTAGTTAACCTTTGGTTTGATAACTGGAAGCTGTCGGCTATGAAGATGATTGCTGTTGATCCTGCGGGTGACGTCAAGTGGGAGACAGTCAAATTTGGTCCAGCCAATATCTGGGAAGTGGGTAAGGGAGCTATTACACCCATTGAAGTAGGGATGCCCGTCGATGGAATGGCAGCGCTTGGAATCTTAGACCAGATCAGTCAGGAAACGACTGGTGTCACCAAGGTTAGCCAAGGTCAGCAGACTCCAGGGTCAGATGAAACGTTAGGCGAGGTACAGATTAAGTTAAGTCGTTCTGATGCACGGTTCGTTCAGATGGCTAAGTTTATCGAAGCTGAGTTTCTAGGGTCGCACATCAAGAAGGTTATTAACTACATCATCAAGAACTGTCCGCAAGAGTACGTCAACAAGATCATGGGATTTAAGACGGTTACTCGAAAGATTCTTTTCATGGACAAGAAGGTCAGGACTCCACGTTTAGACCTTGAGTTCATCCGTAAGAACTACGGCAAAGATGTCGCACTAGATTTTAGACCTATTGGTATCAGTCGGTTTATGAACCAGTCCGACGAGCAAGCGAGATATAAAGAGCTTTTACAGGCTGTATTGGCTAACGAAACTTTAGGCATGATGTTTGACATTAAGAAGCTAGTTAAGCGGTCATTACACGCTTTAGGGTTTGAAGAGATCGATCAGATTATGCGCAGTGAAGATGAGTTAGAAGCATTGATGACGCAAATGACAGGCGGACAGCCTCAGATGCCGCAAGGTGGTGGAATGCCTGCAATGCCAGGTGAAATGCCACAACCTGCAGGAGTGCCTGCTGTTCCTGGAATGCCAAACGAAA